CATTCTTCTTGCTTTTTCTACAGCCTGATACAATCATGAAAAAAGTTTTCAATTTTTACACATCTAAACATGCATTTTTTAACCTATTTTTAGCCATAACCCTAATCTATTTTTTTATAATTTTAATCCTAACCCTAATCTATTTTTATAATTTTAGCCATAACCCTAGCTTGGTTACGCAATGGTGACTACGAAGCAGCTAATGTCGTCGGCTTGTTTTGGTGTCCAGCGAAACTTCTGCTTTACTGTTACTGCGTCGGCACTCTCCATATAGTCCCATAACTGCAGCCATCTATTTTTGTAAAATTCGACGATCTCCTCCGATGAGCCCGTTGCCAACATGGCAGCATCTTTTTCGCATCCAATGAGCTCCATATCAAACACGCCGTCGCTGCCTGCGACTACGCGATACACCTTTCCAGGCTCAAACTGGAAACGAATCACTTCTGGTGCTAAACCTGTTTTCCCGTTGTGCCCCAAAGCTTGGGTAGGTGCTAATACTACACCAGAGCCGTAGTCAACTCGATACGCTTTTTGCACTGTAATGCGCTCTTCTGATAAGAGTAGCGGTCGCGTATCAGATTGGATATGTGCGTATGGGTAATCCTTGCGTATCCGCTCCTTCTCCATTGGGTTGTCGTAGGAGTGCCCAATCGTTTTGTAAATGATTTGGTCATCTGCGTAAACGCGAAATTCGGAATCTCCGACGACGATGCATTCGCCATAATCGCTGAACACGCGGAGCAAGGCCATAGTTACGCCTGATGATCTGCTGCCACCAATCATCGTTCCAGATACGATATTGTTCACCAACAAATATTCTTGGACGGCTTTTGCTGGACAGGCTGCACCCATCAACATTGTCAGCACATCGTCTGGAATGGCTTTGATCGCGTCGATCACCTCGAACGTTCCGTGTCCGTCGGTCAAAAGCCACCAGTCGAACGAGCGCCCTGTTACTGAACAGGATGCTGCAACTCCACTTCTGATCCAATCTTGACCTTTGGCCATGTTGTCGATATGGCAGTTGCCACTTGCAATAAATGTGTGCGCCATTACCTCTTCATTCGATACGTCAACTCCAGCGAGATAATTACGAATCTCTTCCTCCGTGATGGGACCTCCGCCAATTGTATCGTTAACGTTTGCAAATGTGGACATTGTTAAACCTCTTCTTCTTCTTTTTACTACATTCTAGTAAATCATAAAAAAAAGTTTTCAATTTTTTATGATACAATGGTTCCATCATTCGAGTGTGTTGTTAAAAATCTTGAACGCATACTCCTTCCATGGCGTTTCGATCTCTAAAATGTGTTCAGATAAAATGCGTTGAACAGGCAACCAGTTATCTGTATCGGTCAAACGTTCCGGTGCCTGGTTCCATAAAGAATCCCTATATTTGATCAACTTTTCAGATAGTTCCTTTTCCTCGTCTTCTGGGATGACAGTAAGCAATTGGGTAATGACCGCGACAATACTACGTCTTTCGGATGACATGGCGCTACTCTATCTTTTCTTATATTGATATATCGTTAACTTCTTTTTCAATTTTTTATTTATAAAAAATAAAATATAAAAATACGGTAACAACGATTTATAATGTGCGATAAAGTATTAGAAGAAATTCAACAATGTTTAATTACATGTAGTAATAATAAACGTGTCATTATACCGGAAAAAATGGTCGATCTGGCTTCATGTAACAATCTAAAAGTATATAAGCAGAGTATGCACGCAACAAAAACGGAATTGCAATTTAATGTCCCTACATTGTATCCATCACATGAATACGCTATTGAATATAATGTGTTGAAACGTTTAGTAACTGTCTCTTATAATGTGTAAATATATACTATTATATATATATGTCTTCTAGAAATTTAGGAATTTCTATTGTTGATGAGGATATAGAAGAAGTAAGTAGATTACTTACCGAAGGGGTAGATCCTAACGGCAAGAATGATCGCGGAACTCCTTTTCTTAGTCTCGCATGTGGCACTGGCAATATCGATATTGTCACTCTTTTATTGAAAGCTGGTGCTGAGATTGATACGAAAAACTTTAATGGATGGACTGCTCTTAATACTGCTTGTTCAAATGGGTTTTTGAATATTGTTAAACTCCTCGTGTCTTTTGGTGCCGATTTGAATAGCGAAAATAATTTTGGGGTGACCCCTCTTGTATCTGCGTGTCGTGAAAGCAATGTAAATATAGCAGATATTTTGCTGAAAGCCGGTGCTGATGTGAATTTAAAAAACGCGAAAAATGATGATAAAACGCCTCTTCACGAAGCGTGCATAAAAGGTGATGCTGATGTAGTGGCACTATTGCTGGCGTATGGCGCTGATATAGGCTGCAAAAGTAAGACAAGTCGGTGGACTCCTCTCCACTTTGCATGTTGGGGAGGGTATCTACGTATTACAGAGCTATTGCTAACAAAACTGCCTTCTATTGTAAATGAAAAAGAAAAGGATGGAAATACTCCTCTCCACATAGCTTGTTTATTCAATCAATATGATGTTATAGATGTTTTGTTTCGTTATCACGCAGAGATGTTAAACAATAAGGTTGGAGAAACACCTCTTCATATAGCTTGTCGAAAGGTAAGGTTTAAAATAATAGAAAAATTACTGGATAGACGCCCAGACATTAGAAATATACCGGACAATTGGGGTAATCGCCCCGTGCCGCCTTGCCCCTTATTAGAGGCATGTGAACGTGGATATACAAACATTGTTTTATGGCATTTATCTTTAGGTGGCGTCAACGACATAAATGAGAGTATTGATGGTGATAATAACACACTTCTCCATATTGCTAGCAAAGCTGGCAATTTAAGATTAGTAAATACCTTACTTGGCTTAGGTGCTTACCCTATGAGTAGGAATGGTGAGGGCAAGACACCTCTTCAGGTTGCCCGAGAACATAATCATAATGATAGTCATAGTGAAGTGATTGATCAATTAAGTTCTCTTTATTCTGAAGAAGATTTTCCACCAATCAAACAACTGGGCGGAGCTAACAAGAAGACAAGACGATCGACGGGTTCTTCTGTAAACGATAAAAGAATAGATACAACAAAAAACCAAAAACAAAAAACAAAACCAAAAACCAAAACAAAAACAAAAACAAAAACAAAAACGGTTTGCTAACCACTTAGAAGAACTATTTTTGTAAAATGCAGTCACATAGAAGAACTATTTTTGTAAAATGCAGTCACATAGAAGAACTATTTTTGTAAAATGCAGTCACATAGATAATATAAATCTATTATATATAATGGATTTATCAGAACGGTTGGAAAATGCGATTACTGACGGAGACTTAGATGAGGTAAAGTTACTTGTTGATGTTGAAGGCGCCGATATTAATGAAGAAGACCTGTTAACTCCTCTTGGTAACGCTTGTTATCGTGGCCATTTAGAAATTGCACAGTTTTTGATAAGTAGAGGTGCCGAAGTAAATCCACTTCTTTTAGCCAATTCTTTTAGTTTAACTCCACTTTTAGCAGTTTGTGGTACAAGGAGTAATCAAAATAATCTGCAAATAGCAGAATTATTGATACTAAACGGTGCTAATGTAAATGATGTTAGTAGTTATGACAGATCAAGTCCTCTACATCGAGTTTGTTTTAATGGTAATAGAGAACTTGCTCAGTTTTTCATAAGCAATGGTGCCGATGTTAATTACAAGAAAAAAACTGGAGAAACGCCTCTTCATGTTGTTTGTGACAGGGGTGATATTACTATAGCACTTCTTTTATTGGAATCTGGAGCCAATGTGGATAGTCGAGACAACAGTAATCAAACCCCTCTTCATTATGCTTCTTTTGCGAATCGCGTCGAATTAATCGATGTATTGTATGATTACAGAGCAGACCTTGGCGCTAAAGACAATCATGGTAAAACGCCTCTTCATATTGCTTGCGCAAGACGTTCGCTTTCCACAGTAGAAACATTACTGGATAGACGCCCAGACATTAGAAGTATACCGGATAGCTTTGGTAACCTCCCCATACCGCCTTGCCCCTTATTGGAAGCATGTGACCGTGGATATACAAACATTGTTTTATGGCATTTATCTTTAGGTGGCATCAAAGACATAAATCAGGGTATTGATAGTGATAATAACACACTTATCCATATTGCTAGCAAAGCTGGCAATTTACAATTAGTAAATACCTTGTTAGGGTTAGGTGCTTACCCTATGAGTAGGAATGGTGACGGCAAGACACCTCTTCAGGTTGCCCGAGAACATAATCATAATGATAATCATAGAGAAGTGATTGATCAATTGAGTTCTCTTTATTCTGAAGAAGATTTTCCGCCGGTCGACCACGCAGTTGTTGGTGGCGCAACAAAATCAAACAAGAATACGAAACGAGCGTCTAACTCATGTAAACGATCAATAAAAAAAAAAACAAAGCATAGAAAGAACGGCAATCAGCAAAATAAATCAAAAAGTCACTAATAATAACAAAAACGAGAAAATCAAGGTAATGAGTGCCATTTTATTTCATAAATATATATACAATATATTTATGGAAGATACAGAATCTTTAAATATAAAACTAGAGGGTGCTATCCTACAAGAGAATTTGAGTGATGTAGAAAGACTTGTTAATGACGGAGCTAGCGTCAATGATATACCTAAACGCGGTTTATCAACTCCCCTTAGTTCAGCATGTTATCAAAGTAATTTAGATATTGTAACATTTTTACTAAGTAGAGGAGCCGAAGTAAATCCTATTTCTACTAAAAAGTTTAGCATACCTCCACTTTTAGCAGTTTGTAATAGTGAACATAAAAAAAATAATGTTGAAATTGCTCAATTATTGATTTCTTTTGGAGCTGACGTAAATTGTAAAGCTAATTTTGATGGATCAACTCCTTTACATTCGGCTTGTTTTACCTATAACATTGATTTGATTCGCTTTTTACTTAGTGCAGGTGCAGACGTTGATTCTGTAAAACAAAATGGAGAAACACCTCTTCATTCCGCCTGTGGTGAAAGAGCAAATGAAGACGTAGCCATGCTTTTGTTAAATTCTGGGGCTGTAGTAGATGCTCGAGATAATTTCAATCAAACCCCTCTTCATTATGCTGCTCATCATGGTTGCACATCCATAATCGATGTATTGTATGATTACAGAGCAAACCTTGGTGCTAAAGACAATGATGGTAAAACGCCCCTTCATGTTGCTTGTGTAAGACATTCGCTTTCCACAGTAGAAACATTATTGGATAAACGCTCAGACATTAGAAGTATACCGGATAACTTTGGTAACCTCCCCATACCACCTTGCACCTTGGTGGAGGCATGTGAACGTGGATATACAAACATTGTTTTATGGCATTTATCTTTAGGTGGCATCAAAGACATAAATCAGGGTATTAATAGTGATAATAACACACTTCTTCATATTGCTAGCAAAGCTGGCAATTTAAGATTAGTAAATAACTTACTTGGCTTGGGTGCTTACCCTATGAGCAGGAATGGTGAGGGCAAGACACCTCTTCAGGTTGCCCGAGAACATAATCATAATGATAGTCATAGTGGAGTGATTGATTTATTGAGTTCTCTTTATTCTGAGGATGATTTTCCACCGGTCGACCACGCACATATTGGTGGAGCAACAAGAAAAAACAAGAAGAAGACAAAGTCTAGTAATAAAAAGAAAAGTAGAGGTAATAAGAAAAGGTGCATCCAGAATGTGCATGGCTAACTGATTGATAATCCACCTTTGTGCGGAACAGGAGAAAAGACATAAATTAGTTTATAAAAATATATTATACTATTGTATAATGAGTTTAGAACAATCTACAATGTCTATTTTTGATGCCATCCATGAAGGCGTAGATGAAACAACTAGACTTATTGATGCAGGCGTTGACGTGAATAGCAAGGACGAATATGGACGGACTCCTCTTCACGAGGTTGTTTCTTCGCTCGCGAGGATTAAGGGTAAAAAAGGTTTGGAAATAGTTCGAATATTATTGCAGGCAGGCGCTGACGTGAATAGCAAGGACGAAGAATATGGACGGACTCCTCTTCACCTGGCCATCGACTACGACAAAAAAGGCGAAATAACTAAGTTATTAATAGATAGTGGTGCTCATTTAGACATCCAGGACAACGATGGAGATACTCCTCTTCATTCCGCTAGCCGATCCGAATTTTTTAAATCTGCAGCTAAGATCTTAATAGATAGTGGTGCTAAAGTGGATATCAAGAACAATAATGGGGACACTCCTCTTCATATAGCTTGTATATACGCTTATGATGAAGACGACACAGACGATGAGGATTCTGTGGATGAGGCGGAGATATCCTCTAATTTTACTTTATCAGGCGACGGAGTAACAACTCCTTATGTCTGGACTGGAATAACGGGAACACCCTATGCTGGTTGGACAACTCCCGCAGAGGGTAAGCAAGTCTACACAAAGGGACCGATCATTACAGATTTTGCGGGGTTTCTAGGATTAACAGGATTAACAACAACTTATCATAGAATTGAGGATCATAGAATTAAGATGTTAATAGATAGTGGTGCTAAAGTGAATATCAAGAACAATAATGGGTGCACTCCTCTTCATTACGCTTGCGAAAAATTTTATTATAGACATAAATTATCTGAATCGGAATTAGCTGAGCGCATTGGATTGCCGAGACTATTAGTAAGTAGAGGTGCTAATTTAGAAATCCCGAACGACGATGGAGATACTCCTCTTGATATTGCAAGAAAGCACTGTGTTAAAACGTTAGCTGATATATTACTCGAAACGTCTCCTGACTGGGAAGCAAAAGGAGGAAAAACCAAAAAAAGATGTCAAAAAGGTAAGCGCAGAAATAAGGCTACACATAGATGCAGAAAAATAAAACGTAACAAAAATTGTTAACATAAGAACTGGCGAATGCTCTCAATGCAGTTCTTGTTTACCTTCCTCGCCTTTCCATTCTGTTCATAAGTAAGATTGTCTAAACAAGAAGGATTGGTTCTCAATTCTTCCATCATGTTTGGGAAAGACGAGAACTTCTTCATAATGGCAACTGCTTGAATTGAACTGATATTAGGGATTTGACACAAGACGATTTCACCAATGTTAGCTGGTGTAATGTTCTCCTTCTTTACCTTTTTTACAACGCTACAATAAGGCTTAGGGTCTTCGGTTGCATTAACAGTTGTGCTACTGTTAGATAGTATCGGTGGGAACTTCCCCTTCTTTATCTCACGATCCACTTTATCAACCAAAGACATGAGCCATTCAGCCGTTTCAGCAACACTGGAAGTTCTGTGTGTGCTAAACCCCTTATACACATTGAGCGATGTCATGGCAGATAAAATAATCTTCTTATCTGATGGATTACGCATCTGCGAGAACATTCCTTCAATAACATAGATGATCGAATGAGAAGGAAGATTAGATGAATGGACTAAACGATAGCTTTGCTCCTCGTAACGACCATCCTTGATGCTCGAACAAAGGTCTGCAAATGACTTGCGCTCGATCAGTAACACATCCTTTCCATCATCGGTTTGGACTAGCATATCGCCTAATTCGAGAACCTTCTTTACCATAGTAATACTCAAACTTGTAGCATCTTTTATTCTAAGACATTCTGACCAAAGAGCAGGTTCTCGTTCATCAATAAATAATATCATCTTATACGGTAGTATACCTAGATGATATTATTTAAACCGTTTACCTATGTAACAACTTGATTTAGTGGGTTCCGGGGATGTTCCAGTAAGTATTGTAAGAGTTGGTAGATCCAACGGGGCGGCTCAGGCTAACAAGCGGGAACAACGTGGTTTGTAAGTTGTTAAGTGTGGTGCAATGTCCAAATGCAGGACTGGTCATTTGGAATGCAATGCTGCTTTGGTATCCGCGACCAACCATGTAGGGAAATCCAGCCTTTTTGCTTCCTCCTCCCTGGTTCTGACCAGTGATGGCGTTGCTGCCCATTTGATGGCGACTTGATGATGAACTAAACATATTTCCTTGAGGCATGGTAAATATATACTAGCTAAAGATAATAAAAAAGAATATAAAAAGATTTGGTCTAATGAATGTATCTGACAGATTCATTTTATTTCCTGAATAACATGAATATAGACGACAATGACATTCGAATTGAGAAGAATCAACAGGGTGTCGAAACCTACGTATTCGATCCCTATAATTCGCTAAATAAATTGATCACTGAAAAGGAGATTCAGACGATTTTGGTAAAATACGGAATACGCACACCGATTCACAATTATGAGTTATACAAACGCGCATTTATTCATAGATCCTACATTAAGAGACCATTACTAGAGAATATCCAGAACAATGTCGTGATCTTGCCTAAACCCGACGACTGTCTCCCCCTATTTTCTAAATCAAATGAGCGGTTGGAATTTGTGGGTGACGGCGTTCTAGAGTGCGTTGCTAAATATATCTTGTATCGCCGGTTTCCTAAAGAGAACGAGGGGTTCATGACAGAGAAAAAGATTGCACTGGTCAAGAATGAGGCGATCGGTAAAATGGCTTATGAAATGGGGTTGCATAGATGGGTGATCCTTTCGAAACATGCAGAGACAAAACAGACTCGCACGAATCTGAAGAAATTGGGCTGTCTATTCGAGGCGTTTATTGGCGCTATCTTTCTCGATTTCAATAGAGTGAAAGTAAAGGATGACGATAAATGGTTCGAATCGCTTTTCGTTACTGGGCCCGGTTTTCAGATGGCGCAAATCTTTATCGAATCTGTCTTTGAAAAACATGTGGACTGGATCGATTTGATTAAGAATGATGACAATTATAAAAATATCCTTCAAGTAAAGATTCAGAAGGAATTCAAGGTGACGCCACACTATATGGAGATAGAAGAACATGACCCAGAAACTGGATATCATATGGGTGTATATCTATGTCTAGGTCAGCCGAATCATATGGCGAAACATGGCAATGCTATTCCACTCTCCATGTATTCTAATTATTATGAAATTCACCAATATATGTCTCAGCATAATAAGATTGTGGTTTTCTTAGGCGACGGCAAACACAAGATTAAGAAGAAGGCTGAACAAATTGCATGTGAAGAAGCGATTAGACAACTATCGTCCTTTTAATCTTTTTGTTGTTGTTTTTTGTTGTTGTTTTTGCTTTTCCTTTTTTACATTTTTTACTTACTGTTTTCTGCTTCCTTCTCTTGTTTGCTCCTCCCTCCATTTTCGCTTTAAGGATCCTTTCAATTTCTTCTTTCGCCTTATCTACTCCTTCATTATCACATATATCAAAAATTCGTGTGTAATAATCTTTTAAGTCATCTTCAAGAGCATCTATCATACCCCCCTGAACAAGCGCCTCTATCATTTCACTGACGAGTCCGAGAAGTTCTTCTTTTGCACCAGCAGGACAATTTTCCCGCATTATCGCTCTTTTGAGAGATATCTTTTGATGATCGTGTAATGATTTACCCGCCCGAGCAGTAGATTGTCTTTCTATTGGAGCGGGCTTTGAAAAAAAAGATGTAATCCACCCTATCATATTAACATCTTGTATAGAAGGGTAGATAAATACATAAAATCTTAGTTCACCTTGTTCAGCAGCTTCAGTAGCGTTTTGTAACTCTATAAAATGATCCATTGTTGTAGCTGTGCCATCTTCGTGATTTTGCGGATCAAATAATTTTACTATACCATCTTCTGTTTTATATGCAACTACTGCATGAGATCCTGTAGGAAAAGAATAGGAAACATAAGTTCCATGTCCTTCTTTCAAATTTTGTGACAAATAATTCATGAACTCGCTTGGTGATAATTTTTTTGATTGTTTCACCATTTCTCTCGCGTTAGTAGTAGTAATGAATCGGGCTAGTTCATCATTTGGTAATCCCCCAGCTGAAGCTGCAATAGACTCTACTCTTGCCACTTCTGCAGATCCTCTTTTTGCACCGATAGGGTCACGAAGTCCTAATACGACTAGACTGTTAAAAGCGCAATCTCCTCTACTTGTTTCTACTGCACAAATTAACCCAGGGTAGGTTGTAAACTGTTCTTCATCTACAAAAGGAATTTGCCATAATCCATTCAATGGACCCAATTCTTGGGGTTTTCCCTTTTTCTTGTGGTATAAATGTGCCCATTGTTCTATAGTTATATCATGCTCTGCTCTAACTCCTCTTTTTTCACGGCGAGCGTTGCGTTCAACATTAGGTGTATCTTTTTTTCTTGCTACTAGATCTTCTTCTTCTACTTTTCGATTACCAAAGAGCCCATCCATTATTTATATATTATTGAGAAAAATAAATAAACTATTCTATAACAATGTCACTGTAACTACTGATTGTATTCAGTTTGACAATGTTTACCAATGTCTTCCTTTTAGCGGTTTAGTATAATGGTAATTTTACTATTATGTATCATCCTGTTATTATTATTCATATACTACTTGATAACAAGAGAAGATATTGTCTATCATGAAAAAGATTACTTATTTAATCCTAAAGAACAGCTAGATTGCCATGGATTTTGTTTGTGTAAAAGAGCCGTCTCTTCAGAAAAAGCTGACTATTATAAATCATTATGTGATCATTCTCAGTATAAACGAGTAAAACAAGAACTATTAAAAGATCCATGGCTATGGAGACATGTAGTAAAACCCATTCTTGGATCAGAGTATCAATTTCAAGATTATATTTGGATCATACAAAAGTCTGCAGTGCATACATGTCATCGCGATAACAACGGTGATTTCTTTAATAAAGGCCAGACTCATCCTTCTTACACAATGATCGTCTACTTGGAAGACATGCATAAATGTCTTTCGGTCATTCCAGAAAGTCACTTATCTACGACCAAACATTTCTTCAATTTCGGCAATTCTTTGAGAACCATAGTGTGTGAAAAAGGCGACGTCCTATTATTCAATGCCAACTTGATACATGTCGGAACAGTAAATACAGACAAACCAGATAATCTTCGTATTCAACTCAAGGTCACGCATAAGGACGATATTGACAAGATTGATTATTATGAAGATTTTAACAAAGTCTTGAATACAGACAATACAAATCCTTTAGCAGTGAGACTGTTGCAGAGAAACGCATCGTGTCTTGTGCCAGGGTTCTCGGATGCTACACAGACGGAAAATATTAGGACAGCTAGGGGGAGTGACAATGGCGTGGATGTAGGCAGTCTGCAACAGATATTTTCTTATTTATTTTATGGTAACAAACGGTTTTATGATTTACCGAATGCATTTTAACGAGGATTATACACTATTTTGTATGAATAGTATATATGTCAAAAAGCTTATTGGATATTTTAGAAAAACGCGTCTTACCAAAGAAACAAGAGGCTGTCACTATCTTTTTTGGTGATGATAAACGAGAGCCCAAAAAAGTCAAGGGTGAGAAAGAGGAGGGATCTGGATTCAAAAAGGTTGTCTCTACATCTCTAGTTGACAAATTAGGAGAAGAAGACGACGACGAAGATGAGGGATCTGGTCATCTAGTTGATAAATTAAGAGAAGAAGAAGACGACGAAGATGAGGTATCTGGATCCAAAAAGGTTGTCTCTGATCCTGTAGTTAACAAATTAGGAGAATACGACGAAGGAGAACGTGATTTGAAAGCTCCTGCTGTATTTGACATGCGAAAAAGTTCAAACATTGATAGAGCAGCAATTTTTAAAAAATTACAAGATAGAGATGTATTTGTTACAAAACGTATCAAACCAGCACCTGCAGGTTCGTCGTTGACAGAACCGAACACCACTACTATTAAAAAGGTTACTAGAAAGGTTTTAAAGTTACAACCGGCTCCAACTGGTAAAGGTGAAGAAGAAGATGAAGAACAACAAAAAAAAGTTGGAGAAGATGAGGAAGATGATAATGATGATGATAATGATGATGATGATGAGGAAGAAGAACAACAAAAAAAAGTTGGAGAAGATGAGGAAGATGAAGAATCTGCTAATAAAGGTGAAGAAGAACAACAAAAAAAAGTTGAAGAAGATGAAGAAGAAACCCCTGTTATTATAAAGCCTGCCAGATCAAGTCGAAAAAAAAGTTTAAAGATTGCCGAACCCCTACCATACATTGATTTAACTACTGTAACTATTAAACATGACACAGTAGCAGATCGTCTTCCAGCACCCCGCGAGAAATATATTATGCGAACTCCAACCTATTACATGAACAATCGTAAGTTATCCATACAAAAATTGACCGAACTATTCGCTCCATATAAACAAGAGATCGAATCGCAGACCGAAGTAACCTGTGAAAGTAGATCACAGGTTATCGATTTCGACTTATTGACACATCAAAAGGTGGTTCGCGATTATCTCAATCTATTTACACCTTATCGTGGCCTTCTCCTATACCATAATCTAGGAACAGGCAAAACATGCAGTTCCATTGCTATGGCAGAAGGAATGAAGAGTGATAAACGTATTTTTGTGTTGACACCAGCATCCTTGAAAATGAACTTTTTTAGTGAACTAAAAAGTTGCGGCGACGAAATGTATAAGAAGAAGCAATTTTGGGAATTCATTTCTATCGAAGGGAAACCTGACTATCTTCCTATGTTGGCCACAGCCCTATCTCTACCTAGTGAATTCATTAGAAGACAAGGAGGCGCCTGGTTAATGAATATTAAAAAAAGATCTAATTTTACAACCCTTACTTCTGCACAACAAGATCAATTGGATGATCAATTAAACCATATGATCAGAACGAAATATGTGGATATCAACTATAACGGTATGAACAGGACAAGATTAAATGCACTTACTGCCGATGGATCCAAAAACCCCTTTGATAATTCGGTCATCATCATTGATGAAGGACATAATTTTGTAAGTCGTATTGTAAACAAGATCAAAAAACCCGATTCCATATCCTATCAATTGTATCATTATATTCGTCAAGCTACTAATGCTCGTGTAATCATTTTATCAGGAACACCCATTATTAATTATCCAAATGAGATCGGAATATTATTCAATCTGTTACGAGGTGATATTAATACGTGGACCCTTACTCTAACCCCTACAACAAGCGAAAAAATGACAACGGAAACGATCTTGCAAATATTCAATGCTGAAAAATTTAAAACATATGATCATGTTGAATATAGTGGAAATAAGCTTACTATTACTCGTAACCCATTTGGTTTTATTAATGTGAATAAGGGGGAAGCTGCCGGTTCTCGAGCTTCTGGCCCGGGTCCTAGCACTAAGAAAAAAGGTGGATCATCAAGGAATAGTAAAACTAAAAAACAAAGCAATATGATTGGTGGCGCATCTACTGTAAACCCCCGATATGATGGTGTCAAGTTAGATGAAACTGGTAATATTTCCGATGATCAATTCTTATCTAAAGTCATTTCTATTTTAAGAAAACGAGGCATTGAAGTAAATGATGCAAACATTGAGCTACGCCGTCATAAAGCGTTACCTGATGAAGCCGACGCATTTATTTCATCCTTTATTGAATTAGACACGGGCGTCGTAAAAAATATGAATTTATTTCAACGTCGAATATTAGGGTTAACTTCTTATTATCGTAGTGCGCAAGAAAAACTGTTTCCTAGTTTTGTAACTACTGATGGAGGAGACGACTATCATATCGAAAAGGTTCCCATGAGTGATCACCAATTTGATATTTATCAAAGGATTCGACATGTGGAAGCCACCAAGGAAAAAAATGCTAAAAAGAGGAAGAAGCTAGGAAACGATGATTTATTTACCATCTCTTCCACCTATCGCATTTTTTCTAGAGCAGCGTGTAATTTCACCTTTCCATCCGACATTGAACGTCCTATGCCGATTCAAAGGGAAGGTGAAGAGGTTGATGAAAGCGATATGGATGCTGTTCCGAAGAAGAATAGACAAGAGAGCGATTCATTTGTTGATCTCGAAGATGTGGAAGCTGACCCGGAGGTAGATGCATCTTATTCCGGACGAATTGCGCGTGCCCTAGATGCGATTGCCGAACCATCAGCTCATTATCTGTTGCCCGCATCTCTGGAAAGCCTAAGTCCTAAATTCGCCAAGGTTCTCGAAAATTTACAAAATGAGGAGAACATCGGTCTTCATTTAATCTATAGCCATTTCCGAACTATCGAAGGTATCGGAATTCTTCGCCTCATTTTACTGAACAACGGGTTTGCTGAATTCAAGCTGAGAAAAGTAGGTAATGATTGGCAACTTGCCGAGTCCTCAGCAGAAGATATTGCTAAACCCCATTTTGTCCTATACACAGGAACAGAAGAAGATGAAGAGAAGGAAATTATCAGAAACGTATATAACGGCGCATGGGATCTTATTCCTGTCGAAATAGCTGCACAATTGAGAGAACGCGCAGAAAATAATCATCTGGGTAACATTATCAAGATCTTTATGATCACCTCTTCTGGCGCGGAAGGAATCAACTTGAAGAATACACGATTCGTTCATGTGATCGAACCTTATTGGCACATGGTTCGAGTTGAACAGGTCATCGGCCGTGCAAGACGTATTTGTAGTCATCAAGATTTGGCCGAGGAGCTGCGAAACGTTAAAGTCTTTCTTTACGTGACGACATTTACAGAAGAACAAAAAACGAGTGAAAAAAATAGGGAGTTAAGGTTGAGAGATGTAAGCAAAGAAGATAAGGTTTCTCCGGTCACTACAGACGAAACCCTGTATGAAATAGCTACTATCAAACAGCGTATCAATGGACAAATATTGAAAGCGGTGAAAGAATCTGCTATGGATTGCACCCTCTATTCGTCTACCAACAAGGAAAATTTGGTGTGTTTCGGGTTTGGACAAACATCCTCTAATAATTTCGGGTCGTTCCCATCATTCGATAAGGATCGTGATACACAATCTGAGTTAGAAGTCAAAACGGTCACTTGGCGAGCACGAAATATAACGGTTGGAAAGGGTAAAGATGCTGTTGAATATGCTTTAAATGAAGATACAATGGATCTATATGATTTGGCAAGTTATAAGCTAGCAGAACAGGGTCAAGGAGAACCTACATTGATTGGTAGATTACAACCACAAGGTAAAGGTTATAGAATCATTAAATTCTAATTTAATAAAACAAATATATAGAAACAAACGCATAATTATCTATTATGGACGAAAATAATAATGTGTTAACCATTAAAACGGTTCAAATTCAACCTATACGGAATATGATCACTGCTATCAAAGACATTTTGACGGACGCAACCATTACGTTTACAAAAGATGGTATGAAGATTATCAATTTTGACAAAACACACACTATTTTGGTAAACGTGGCCCTACATTCACACAAGTTTGAACAATATACGTGTCATCCTGAAAAGATTATTGTTTGTGCAAACACACTACATTTATTCAAAGTGATATCTACCATGTCGAATGATGATACCTTGTCCATGTATATTGACAAGAACGATTACCATGATGGTATTGTTTCGCATCTTGGCTTGCAATATGATAACGGCGACATTAAACAGTGTTATAGTCAGAAGTTGCGATTGATCGAGCCTGATACAGAGGAGTTGATTGTGCCAACCGTTGAATATAGCACGGTCATCAATTTACCCACGTCGGATTTTCAGAAGATTATTCGCGATTTGAATGGCATTTCGGATCGCATTGAGATCAAGTCGGTAGGAAACGATTTGATCTTTTCTTGTGAGGGCAATTTTGCCAGTTCGCGAATTTTCCGATCTGAATCAGACGGGAATATGGAATTCATTCAAAAATCGGATGCATCGGTCGTGATTCAGGGCGAATTCTCTTTAAAGAGTTTGTCACATTTTATTAAATGCACACCTCTATGTAGTCATTTAGAAATGTATTTAGGAAATGATTTGCCTTTAATAGTAAAATATGACGTGGCCTCTTTAGGGGAAATTAAGTTGTGTTTGGCACCTCTTCCGCCAAATTAAGTAGTTTCGTTTTTTGGCCAATTTATTTTGAAGAACTATCTGAAACGATGGAAAATAGTGCCAATTATTTATTAATTGATATTAAACAAGAATATCGTCACTTAGAAATGCAGATAAAGATGATGTATGGAAAACAAAAAATAACATTCCAACGAATCTGGGAAATCACCTGTTTAAACGATGAATTGGAAAATAACAAAGGTAGAATACAAGCTATTTACGTCTGGATCCAGATGACGATGCTAGTGAAGCTGATATGAAAAATAACTATATGTATTCTTGATAAAAGACTAAGACATACGGATTGGAAGAGTGGATTTGCCTGGAGTAATGGAAGGTGGTGCTCGTGAAAAAAGCTCTTGTAGAAGTATTAAATCTGGAAAATACACAGATGCGTTAAAAAATGGGGTTCAAAAAAATATATAAATAATCAAAAATATATTTTTTATATATATAATAATGAGTATTCCTTTTAGCACGATAGCTAACGATCCTCAATTTTACATAGGTTACAATTTTTCAATCAGATATAACGAAGGTCCGTTTTGGTTTCCTTTAGGAAATTTGGTATCTATAAATAGATCGTCTATTGTTCTTTCTTATGCTGCTACTTTTACTAATGCAAATGTTACTGTTTCGTATATGAACGTTGGTGGTGCAACTATAACAGTAATTCCGTTTGATCCTAGAGGAGTTGCAAATCCATTTCTAGGCGGACAACGCGTCGGTGCATCATTTGCGGGCGCTGATGAATTTAGAATTGTTGATCCGGTGCCCCCCGCAGGTGGATGGGGAGGTCAGTCTCCAATGCATATTTCTCCACCAGGTTCTCCTCCACTTTTAGGGCGCGGTGGCTCCCTAGGGCAAATGGATGAAGAAGTAAGAAGAGGATCAACGTATATTCAAACTAATCCGTCTAGGTTGGGATTGGGTTATATTGATTATAACGGATACAGTCCTCGCCCACATGGCGCTGCAGCTGGAGGTGGTGGTGGTGGAGGCGCATGGCCGGCAGCTGGTTTACAAAGAACAAATACTACAGAGGGGTTTGGTAGAGGATCTCCAATGCATATTTCTTCAGGTAACAATTCTCCTAACATTGGGGCAGCAGCTGGTTTACAAAGAACAAATACTACAGAGGGGTTTGGTAGAGGATCTCCAATGCATATTTCTTCAGGTAACAATTCTCCTGACATGAGAGGATCTCCAATGCATATTTCTTCAGGTAACAATTCTCCTGACATGAGAGGATCTCCAATGCATATTTCTTCAGGTAACAATTCTCCTGACATTGGGTTTGGTATGCGTGGCGGGAAAAGATGCAAAAATGGAACACGTAGAAATAAAAAGACTGGAAAATGCCGTAAAACACGCAATAGGTAGGATTTTAGACAAAACTTTTTCTATATATCCCCTTAGAGAGTCTATTGTTAAGGACCCACTATGGTGAATATGATTTATTATGACTTCCTGCATTATTCCAATAATCTTTCGTCATACAATTCGTTACCTAGTCATTTTTGAAATACTTATTTCTACTAATAAAGTAATTTACGAAATACTAATTGGCCTGGCATCGAGGGCGCAAAATTTCCTCTATGTAGTCATTTAGAAATGTATTTAGGAAATGATTTGCCTTTAATAGTAAAATATGACGTGGCCTCTTTAGGGGAAATTAAGTTGTGTTTGGCACCTCTTCCGCCAAATTAAGTAGTTTCGT